AAAATAGTACGGGCATTATGACGGTGAGCGATATCTCGTTCAGTATCTATCATCACGTGGACGTATCACGGCAGAACGGAACCAACTAACCCCACAACCAATTAGGACTTAATTATTAACCCCCATATGTCAATCGGGCGGGCGCAGAAATATATATGAATACGTCAATATTTACGTGGTAATTTCAGATCAGTGGAGGTGCTGGGAATTGCACCCAGGTTGAGTAAGTAGTGATATTGGAACAAACATCTTACTGCTATCTATAACACCCCCAGAGGACAGTATACTATATATAGTGGGTACTATATGTAGTATTTACAATAAAAACATACAATATGTTGTGTTTATTATTGTAATCTTTAAATGTCGGATTGTAGTCGTAGCGATCCCTGTGTCACTCCCAACCCAAACCAGTTTATTAAGTGTAGTAACAATATGCGCTCTCTCTCTAATAAATAAAATGTGAGGAATGTGGCTTAACCCACGACTGGTGCGGTCCTGCTAGTCCAACACTTTTAGCGACTTTATCTTATGGTACTTGTATAGGCAGGAATACCATAATGTTTGTTCCGATTATTAAATCTATGTTACACTATAGCATAGAGATATGTCAAGTAAAGAAAAAATCACCATATGCGTAGCTTCAGACTGTGTGGTTCCTTTACCAGAAGGTAGGAAGAAATACTGTAGCCAAAGGTGTGCAGAACGTGTAAAGAAGCGAGCGTACAGAGCTAAGAAAAGCGCAAGCGACATACATGTCATTAAAGAGATAGATCCACAGGTCCAGAAGCGTAGAGGTGATTATTACGCAGTAATGAAGAAAAAAAATTTTTTTGCCGACATTTTAGAGGGTAAAAAGACCAAGAAGGAGATAGCTAACATACTTAATTGTTCACCAGCTACCGTTAGTAGAGCTATGGCAGCATATTTGGAAGATGTAGCAAAGGAAGCCGAGTTCGAGCAGAAAAAAAGGGAAAAAGATGATGACGGTTTCGTTACGTACAATATATCGGTAGAAGATTTCTTAACATTCAGAGATGAATATTTTTTAACAGAGCAAGGTAAAAATTATGAGACACCAGACTTTCAAAAACGTTGGGTTGAAGCTATAATAGAGAGCATACTGCACGGAAAAAGGTTGATGGTTTTGTCCCCGCCACGTCACGGCAAGACAGATTTGTTAACTCATTTTTGTGTGTATATGATATGTAAAAACCCTAACATTCGTGTAATGTGGGTTGGTGGTAACGAAGACATTGCCAAGAACGCAGTTGGTGCGGTGCTTGACCACTTAGAAAACAACGAAGGACTTATTCAGGATTATGGAGACTGGGACGGATTTAGACCTACAAATCGCAGTGGAAAAAGCTGGTCGTCCAGTCAATTTACTGTTGCAACTCGAACAGTCTCTGGTATTAAGTCGCCAACTCTTGTCGCTATTGGAAAAGGAGGTAAAATCCTTTCCAGAGACGCAGACCTTATTATCGCAGACGACATCGAAGATCATGGAAGCACTGTGCAACCAAGTGCTAGAGAAAGTACACGAAACTGGTGGACTACAACATTACAGTCAAGAAAAGAGGAACATACAGGAATGGTCGTCATTGGATCAAGACAGCACCCAGACGATCTCTACCATCATCTCTTAAATAACCAGGCATGGGAAAGCATTGTAGAACGTGCGCATGATTTAGAAATACCATTAGAAGATGAAACCTTAGACCATACACCACATTTGTTATGGTCGAACAAACGTTCGCATAAATGGTTATTAGAACAATTACATGCTGCTGAAACTACTGGTGGTAGAGCAATATTTGAAATGGTCTATTTAAATAAAGCAATACCAGACGGTATGTCTTTATTTACAGCAGAGATGATTGACGGTTGTTTAGATAAGTCACGTAACTTAGGTGACGTTCCACCACACACAACATTGATTGCAGGATTAGATCCAGCAAGTACTGGATATCAGGCAGCAGTGCTTTGGGCATATAACATTAAGACACAACAAGTATGGTTAGTAGATGTTAAGAATGACCAAGGTGGTGGTATACAAAAAGCACATAAGTTAATGAAGGAATGGTATGACAAGTATTTTTTAAGTCACTGGGTAGTAGAAGAAAACGGTTTCCAGAGAGCTATTGGTCAAGATAAAGAAATTAGAAATTGGGCAGCTTCTGCTGGTGTACGTATAGAAGGTCACCAGACATACAAGAACAAATGGGATCCAGTATTTGGTGTTACCAGTATGGTTGGAATGTATGAAAACCAAAAAATAAATTTACCTTGGGGTGATCCAAGAACTAAGAATAAAGTAGGAATATTTAGACAACAACTGCTATACTTTAGTCAAGCAGGTGCTAGCAATAGTCGCAATGTGAAAACAAAAACAGACTTAGTTATGGCAAGTTGGTTTCCAATGAAACGTATTCGCACGAACGTAAAAATGATGTTAGCGAATGTCCAGAACGACTATACTCCTAGTTATGCAGAATTTATTAAGAGTGATTACAACGAGGTACCCTGGTAATGGTTTATAGCGCAGACGAACTACTTATTAAAGTAGATGACTTAAAAGGAATGACAGAACATAGTGGTCACTATGAATACAGAGATAGAGTAAGAAATATTTTAAATGGTGGTTCAGCAGGTATTGCTGCGCTACTTGGTGAGAATGCAAAAAACTATGACGCTGACTTACCAGTACCAAATCTAATACATTCAGGTTTAGAACACTTAGCACAAAAATTAGGACGTATGCCAGACATCAAGGTAGATCCTTATGACAACAGAGATAGTGAACGTGCTAAAACAAAAGCACAAAAAATAGAGAGAATAGTTAATAGCTATGATTTAAATTCTAAAATGGAAAAACAATTACCACAGGCAGCTAGGTGGTTGCCAGGTTATGGTTTTTGTGTATGGGTAATTAGACAGAAAAAAGGTCCAGACGGAAATATGTATCCGCATGCGGAACTTCGTGATCCGTACGATTGTTACCCAGGTTACTATGGTGCAGACCAGGAACCTAAAGAAATGGCATTGGTGAGATTAGTACCTAATGCAGTGATTAAACAGATGTATCCACAAGCTAAAGTACAAGTTGATCCTAGTGGTCAATTTCCTTCTGGTTACAGCAAATTTAAATATACAGACGCATATCAAAGAAGCTGGGATAACCATTTAGCAGACGGTACAGAACTTGTAGAGTTTTATGATGAAGACGGTACGTATATATTCTTACCAGATCAAAAACAAATATTAGATTTTACTCCTAACCCATTAAAGTCTGGTCCTAGATTTGTTATAGCTAAAAGATTTAGCTTTGACAGATTACAAGGACAATATGACCATGTGTTAGGTTTAATGGCAGCTATGGCAAAGATTAACGTATTGTCAATCATTGCTATGGAAGATAGTGTATTTACTGAAACAAACATTATTGGTGAATTAGAAAGTGGCAACTATAAACGTGGTAGATTTGCAGTTAACTATTTAACTCCAGGTTCACAAGTTAGTAAACCACCTAACAATGTACCGTATCAGTTATTTCAGCAAATAGACAGAATTGAAAGACAGCTAAGGGTTGGTTCAAGTTATCCAGTATCAGATGACGCAATATCTCCCAATAGTTTTGTCACTGGTAGAGGACTACAAGAACTTTTATCTTCTGTTGACTTAAACGTTAAAGAATATCAGTTAGCATTAAAAGACGCTTTACAAGAACTAGACATGAAACGTTTAGAGATGGACGAAATCCTAAACGGTAAGAAATCAAAACCATTAGCTGGTTACTTTCAAGGAACTGCATATGCAGAGAGCTACACACCAGAACGTGATATATCTGGTATGTATAGAACTAGACGTGTGTATGGTGTCATGGCAGGATTTGATGAACCAACAAAGATTGTATCTGGTCTTCAATTATTACAAGCTGGTATTATAGACAAAGAGACATTGCAAGAAAATATGGACGGTTTAGAAAATGTACAAAAGATTAATGATAGGATTTTAAAAGACGAAGCAGAGCGTACATTGTTTGAGACATTAAAAATACAAGCAAGTCAAGGTGATCCTAAAGCTACTATGGCATTAGTACAAATATATAAATCACCAAACTCTATGCAACAAGTATTAGATAAGTTTTATACAGCAGAAGAACCAGAAGTACCAGAAGGTGAAGCAGCAATGTTAGAACAAATGATGGGTGGCGGTCAAGCTGTACCACAAGGTCCAGCACCAGACATTCGATCATTATTATTACAAGGATTACCACAACAATAATGGCTAGAAAAAAAGAAATATTACCAGGAAAAATTTATCCTTTTAATGTAAATGTTTTTAATAAATTAGACGCAAATGACAAAGTTAATTACATGAAATCACATTCACTTAAAAGTAAAAAAAGAAAGAAAAATTTTTAATGAACGAAAAAGATAAAGTAAATTATCAGTTTTCAGACATCTGCGAAAATTCTTTATTTGATGTATGGCAGAAATCTTATGACCTTATGGACGATATTATAGAAGAAGAAGATGAAGCAACGTACTCTGCTTTTCCGCAAGGTATGATTGTACAATATATTCCAAATGGATTAATAATAATGTTTGGACCACCAGATCAATTAGGAGAAGAATATGGCAAATGGTAGTAGTAGAGATAAAGGTCGTAGAGGTGGCAAAAAGAATACAGCACCAGCACGACCAGCAGCAGTATCAGGACCAGGAAGATTATCTAGAAGAACAGACAGTGTAGCACCGTCAATACAAGACGTACAAGCTATGTCTTCTGAAACATATGGTGAAGAACAACAGCTTGTAGAACAAGTTAGAGACGGTAATATTGTTGAACCACAAACAACTACCGCAGCACCAGTACAACCTACAGGACAACAAATACAACAAGTACCTATGGGTGGTGTTCCTGGAGAACTTGCTAATTTATTTGGACCAGACGCTGAAGGTGGAGATTTAAATGCTTATACACCACAAGAAGAAAAAGTTACATTGGAACCAGATGATGTTTTATTGTTAAGGGCTATGGCAGAAATTAACCCTACTAATGAATTATTATCTTTATTACAATTTGCGTCACAAAGAGCAAGAAGTAGAAATATTCAAGGAATGTAAATGGGTGTCTATTTTAGGGATAACCCACAATCAGAAAACGATTTATATAAAGATATAGCTAAACGCCAATCTAATTGGAAACGTGCGCAACAATCTGTTAATACAGAAGACGCAGCTAGAGCTAGTGCAATAGCAAAGCTATACCCAAACTTTTCTCCAGATGTTATTACATCTATGACAATGTTAAAAGTAAAACCAGAGAGTGAAATACTTAGAGACATATCAAGAACTATTACTGAATACAATGCTAAAACTGTAAAAGATAAAGTGCTAGATCCATTAAAGGCAGCAACAAGGTTTACATTTTTAGGATTTGAAGATTTATATAGAACATTAGTAGATAGACCTATTAACTCGTTTATTGCAGCAACATATGGTGATAAAGCTGAACAGCTTACATTTAGTGAAGCATATAAACAGTCTGGTAAATCTACAGTCAAACAAGTATTTAATCAAATGTCAAAAGGAAATAAAGTTAATTTAGGTGATGGTATTCTTCCACAGTCAGATGTGTTTGATCCACAAAATCCTAACTCTAAATTTTATGATGAATATCAAACAATGATAAAAGGTGGTATTGATCCTAACCAAGCACAAAAATATTTACAAGATTATTTAGGAACTCCTATTACAGAGATAGACGCACGTATGCAAGAAGAAAGTGGTAACTTTACTATTTCTAAAACTAAAGATGGATATCGTGGTCCTTCTGTTCCTATATCACTTGGTAGGTCATTAGCTTTACAAGTTGCAGAACCAAACACAAGAACATTTGATATGGTATCTGGTGTTATTGACGCTGGTAAAGTTTTATTCTTAGATCCAGCTAACTACTTGTCATTAGGTGTAAAAGCTATGACTAAAGGTGGCAAAACATTAAAAGCTAGTCCATGGGTTATAGATAAATTAAATCAGTTACCAGCAGAAAAACTTAATGATGTACAAAAAGCAGCATTAGGTATTCACAATAAAGGTTGGGGATTGAAATTTATAGAAGGTGAACGTGTAAGAGATTATTTATCTAGAGATAAAGGTGGTGGAAGATTAATTGAATACATGGCAAAGATAGATGATCCTAATAAGTTTATTGAAACATTTGATGTGTACGACAAAGAAGTAGTTAGTGCCTTTATGGATATTACACAGGATTTTACAAAAACAGATGAAGAAAAGATAGTAGGAGTAGCAACACTACTTGATGAGATGTTAGGTGTACGTGGTGTTGGATTAGGAGATATTAAACCAACAGTGGGTGCATTAGGTAGCATTATTGGTTCAGCAACTGAAAAATTAGTTGGTGGCGTTGACGCTGGATATGGAGCTATGTTTGGTGCTAAAAAAGTATTACGACAAAAACTTATGGGAAGTCAAGACAGAGCTTCAAGAATTATTGGTACATATGCTAAAGACTTACCGTACAGATATTTAGATAGTAATCAAATGAATGACGCTGTAAGAAATGTTAAATTGTTTATGGATCAAACAGCTATTGAACCAGAAGCTAAAAAGCAAATAATGAATAGAGCTATACGTCTTAAAGACGGTGATACAAAAGAATTATTTAATCTTACAAAAGATATGGTAAGTGTTGTAGCAGATGACTTAGTAGAAAACTCTGGTGTAAAACTAGAAGACGCAGACGCATTTAAGAAATTGTTTGAAAACTCTACAGAAGAAATGAGAGCTTATTTTATTAACCAGGTAACAGGTAATGAAGCATTAAACCCTGGTGCAGCAAAAATGGATATTGTAGTTAACGGACAAACAGCTTCTGTACCAGATCCACATATGCTTACACAGTTTATTAACAGAACAATACCTTTACCTGATCCTACACAATTAGCTAAAGCTATGAACTCTATGTCAATTATTAGAGCTAAAGCACAAAAAGCAGGATTTGGTGATATCTTTGAAAACTTACCTAAGAGTATGAAACAAAAATCTATATCTAAACTTATAGATAGTTACTACGGTGATTTCTGGAAACCATTTGTATTGTTACGTGGTGCTTGGTTATTACGTGTTGTTGGTGAAGAACAGATACGTATGTATGCACGTGGTTATGACAATATCTTTTCAAGACCATTAAGTATTTTATCTTTAGGTTTGTTAAAGAAAACAGACGCTGCTGAAGCAAAACGTTGGACACAAAAGAATGTAGTGTTTGATGATATATTAGGTAATCCATTAGCAGAAGCAGATGAGTGGGCTAAAGCAAGTTCACGTAGATTTGGTGTACATAATAATGATTATCTATATGGTGGAAGTAGAAGAAATGAAAGAACTAGATCTAGAATGCGTGCTAATAAACAAAACCCACAATATTATGACCCTGTTAACAAAGTAGAAGCAGTCGCAGATTTAGCACGTGGTGGTAGAAAAAAATATTCACAATACACACAAGGTGTTGTTAATGAAATAGCTTTTATGAATAATGACAGATTGTTCCAATTTTTATTTAGAGGTGCTAATACAAATGCTAAAAGACAAGCACGATTGGAAGAATTTGTAGCTGGTGACACAGAGAGAACACAAGAAATTATTGGCATGTTTAATAAAGGTGGTTCTGATTATAAAAGAATGATGTCAACACCTGGTGGTCGTTATGTATATGCACAAAGTTATTACGCAAGACTTAAACAATTTGCTGGTGGTAGATTTACAGATGATGTAGATATACTAAATGATTTAGCTACTAAAACTGTTATTGATGAAATAGATTTTACAAAGACACCTTATTTATTTGATACAACTCCAATTAATCAAAATATATATAATTTTTTAACTACAGGTAAATTAAAGTTTTTAGACAGTAAATACGTAGATGAAACTATTGATGATTACTTAGATAGTATTGTCAAAGGTACAAAACGTGAATATAAAAATAAAAGATTATATGATGATGTCAATGACATTTTATTTAAAGAAGACGGTAACTATTTTGATACGTTACCAGAGTTTGTTGCTGCTGGTTCACCAGACTATATAGAAAATACAGGTAAATTAGATTATTACGTTGAACGTGCATTTGATGTATTAATGGGACAAAGAACAGATAACGCTTCACGATCACCAGTATTTAGACAAGCATACTGGAGAGCAATCTATGACTTACTACCTTACATGTCACCGTCAATGAGGAAAATTATGTTAGACGGTGGTAAGTATCAATCTGGTAACAAGTCAATAGAAGTTGCTGGTGCATTAAATGCTAATCTTCCTGGACAAAACTTATTAGCAAGTCTCAAAGAAGACATTGGTTTAAATCCAAATAAACTACGTAAAAAAGAGACAGAGATTAATGAAGATATGTTCAGAAGACGTATCAAAGAATTAAACGATAGTGACAAAAAATTAGGTGTAAAGTTTGAAGATGTAGATGAAAGAATAGAAGAAGTACAAACTACATATGCAGCTAGAAAAAATAAACTAGAAGCAGATCGTATTGATGTACAAGAAAACATTGCAAAAATAGAAGAAGATTACATTATTAATTATGGACCAGATTGGTCAGAAAAAGATTTAACTGACGCTGATTTAGATAGACTTAAAAATTTACAAGATGATGAATATTTAATTGGATCTAAATTAGATGACGCTAAAGCACAATTTAAAGAAGAACTAGATAGTTTATATGAACGTGCAGGATTTAATGATAAGTATGGAGACGCAGAAGCTATAGATAAAATAGCTAAATCAGTTGCATTATCAGAGACACAAGAGTTATTGTATGATTTGTCTAAACGTAAAAAGATTACCTATAACCTTAGAGCTTTGTTCCCATTCGGTGAAGCATACACAGAAATTATGAGTACCTGGGCAACATTGCTTAAAGAAAATCCAGAGATACTTAGACGAGGACAAATAACAGTACAAGCATTACGTGATGATAATCCATTCTCACCAGTAGAAGGTGAAGGTTTCCTAGGTCAAGATGAAGTAACTGGTGAAGAAGTCTTTTATTATCCTATGGTAGATGAACTTGTATCTGACGCATTGTTTGGTCAAGATAGACAAGTAGGTGTACGACTTCCAGGTTACGCTTCATCACTTAACTTAGCTATGGACGTTATTCCAGGCATTGGTCCTGTTGTAGCTATACCAGCTTCTTTTGCTATAGAAGGTAGACCACAGTTTGATGAAGTGCAAAAAGTATTATTTCCTTATGGATTACCAGATGTATCAGAACCAGGTGACTTAGTACGTGCTGCTGGTGCGCCTGCTTGGTTACGTAACTTATATGCTGCTGCATTTTTAATTAATGATGACGCACCTGCAAATGAATTATCACGTATTACAGCTAATACAACTATTGATGTATATCGTGTACTTAAAGCTAATGGTGCTTTAGATGACACACCACAACAACAAGAAGATTTATTAAAAGAAGCTAGAAGTATTGCTAAGAGTTTAACATTTATAAAAGCAGCTTCACAGTTTGTTGGTCCTACTGGATTGAACCCACGTTTTGATATAGGTAATGAAAAGAATACTGCACACGTTTACTCACTACAGATACTTGCAGATAGATATAGAGAGTTAATAGATACTCCACCTATTGATGAAGCTACTGGTGAATTTTTATATGCACCTGGAGATAACTATTCTGCTACTAAATACTTTATAGATGAGTTTGGTTTTAACCCATTAGATATTGCTACACCTAAATCAGTTGTAGTAGAACCTAGACCAGTAGATGAACTAGGTGTAAGATTTCAAAAAGAAAATCCAGAATTGTTTGAGAAGTTTCCACAAACAGCATTTTATTTAGTACCTAACGGTGGTGGTGGTCCATTTGATTATGAAGCATAT